ACATTTCATGGTGGGAACGAGAAATGCCAAATCAAGAAGAGATGGATGAAGGTATAAAGAACCTGGCAGAACATGACAATAAAGTAGATTTTATCCTGACACATTGTACAGCTTCTTCTACAGCAGCATTATTATCACATGGATTATATAAACCGGATAAGCTAACTGATTATTTGGAAGAGATCAGATGTAATGTTGACTATGGACGTTGGCTGTGTGGGCATTACCACGACAATAAAGCAATAACGACAAAAGATATAGTTCTATATGAACAGATTGTGAGGATCGCATAATGGCAGAGCTTACAGAAAACGCCAAAGATTATATTGAATGTCTAAAAGATATATTACAAAGAAAATACCTACTGTCAGGTGAGAAAGCTTTAGATATGATTACAACTTCTTATATTATGGAGTCTCTTATTGATTACCCAGAAGAGACATTACATGATGATATTGAAGCACATGCAGATAATATTTATGAAGATTGGATAGGTGAGCTATGAAAACATTTTTATCAATTTTGAATATTCTATGTTGGGGTATTCTAGGAGCCTATTGCTCATCAATAGGGATACATGGAACAAGATTTTATATAATATTACTAATTGTTGGCGTTATTGATATACTTAGTGTTGTGGTGAGTAGCTTATGAATTATTATATTTCAGACTTACATATTGGTCACACAAATGCATTGGCATTCGATGCTAGACCATTTAAGACAATAGAAGAGAACGATGAAACTATTAAAAATAATTGGAATTCAGTAGTTGGCTTAGATGATGATGTTTATCTTTTAGGAGATATTAGTTGGTATGGTTCAACTAAAACATTGGAGTATTACAGCCAGTTAAATGGTAGGATTCATTTAATAAAAGGAAATCATGATAATAAGATTCTGAAAAACAAAGATTTACAGAATTTATTTGTAGAAATAGTTGATTATAAAGAACTATACCTTAATCCAAAAGAGAGTATTATTCTTTGTCATTATCCGATTCCTTGTTTTAAGAATCATTACTATGGTTGGTACCATTTATATGGACATGTACATACAGGTTTTGAAAATAATATGATGCAAAGAACAAAGTATGAAATGGAAAATCTATATAATACACCATGTAAAATGTATAATGTCGGAGCAATGCTGCTGAATTATACTCCTAGAACTTTAGAAGAAATAACAGGAGGAGCTACGTGTTTATAACTAGAAAAAAGATGAAAAAGAAAATTACTGATACATATAACAAAGGATTCCATATAGGAAAACTTTATGGTGTTACTAAAATATATAATGAAATAAAAGGAGGCAACACAGATGTAATTGATCTGTGCAAGAGAATTATGAGTGAGAAAGAGGTATTCAATACTTAATGTATTGTGCTTACATTACTGAGCTTAAGCAACTTCGTAAACACAGCAATGCTGATAGGCTCCAGCTTGGTACCGTTTTTGGAAATACGGTTATTGTTGATTTAAGTTATTACGAAGGGCAGAAAGTTGTATTTTTCCCGGTTGATGGTCAGCTAGGAGAAGAATTTGCAAAAGAAAACAATTTACTGCGTATTAAAAATGAAGATGGAACAACTACAGGTGGATATCTTGATCCTGTAAAACGAAACATTAAAGCTATGAGACTGCGAGGTGAAAAATCAGAAGGATTGGTTTTACCAGTAGAATCTCTTAGTAAATGGACTGATATAAATAAATTATCTTTAGGAGATCAAATTACTGTACTTGATGGGACAGTTATCTGTAAAAAATATATTCCAAGATCAAATCATAAAAAATCTAACAATGGTCCGAAAGTAAAAACTCCAAATCTAAAAAATAAATTTCCTTATTTTAAAGAACATGCTGATACAGAACAGTTAGCATATAACTTAAATGCCTTTAAACCAGGAGATACTTGTTACATTACTTTGAAAATGCATGGCACATCTGGTCGAACAGCAAATGCAATAGAAGTAACTACTAAGAAAAAGACTCTACTACAAAAACTTTTTTGTAGACCAGCTCCTGCTATCAAAGAATGGAAAATAGTTACTGGAACAAGAAGAGTTGTACTCAATACATTTGAAGGCGGTTACTATGGGAATGATAAATTTAGACAGAAATATCATGACTACTTTATTGACAGACTGCCAAAAGGAATGGAAGTGTTTTATGAAATCGTAGGGTGGGTTGATGGTACAGAGCAGACCATTATGGGAACCTGTTCCAACACTAAAATTAAAGATAAAGAAGTTAAGAAGCTTTACGGTGATGAAACAGTGTTCTCTTATGGGTGTACTCCTGGTACTTCTGATATTTATGTTTATAGAATGACTATGACCAATGAAGATGGGATTATTACAGAGATTCCATGGGAAGAAGTAAAGAATTGGTGTGATCGTTTAGGAGTTAAACATGTACCTGAATTTGATAAATTCCTGTTTACTACTAAAGAAGATCTTATGGAGCGTGTAGAAAAATACTATGATGGGCCTGATCCAATAGGGGCGACACATGTTAGAGAAGGTGTAGTTGTAAGAATTGATAATAGAAGTAGCTTTAAGGCTTATAAACACAAGAATTTCACTTTCAAGGTCCTTGAAGGATTGATAAAAGATTCCTCTGATACACCGGATATGGAAGAGGCACAAGAAATTATTGAGGAGGAAACTGTATGACATTAGCAGAGAGATTTTTTAAGGAAGAATTAGAAGTATTTGAAAATGATGATATTCAGGAATTTTGTATTGAATTACTAGATACTGCGCCTACATATTTCTGGCAAGTGTCTGCTTCAAGTACTAACAAGTATCACCCTGATTATACAGTTGGTTTTATGGGACTTGCTAAACATGTAAAAGGAGCAACTAGATTCTTAAATCATATGCTGTCAATTGATTGTATCAAGAGTCAGTTTACATCAAGAGAAAGAGATATGCTACGAACAGCTATTATGAACCATGATGATGAAAAACTTGGGCGTAATGGCAGTCAATATACTCTTTTTAAACACCCGTTACTTATAGCTGAGAGAATAAAATCCTATAAAGGATTTGAATGGTTGCCGGATGAAGAATTGGATTATATTGCAGACTGTTGCGCCTCACATATGGGTGAATGGAACACAGATAAAAGAAGTAAAGATGAGCTGCCATTACCAGAAACAAAAGGTCAGATGATAGTTCACTTAGCAGATTATTTAGCATCAAGAAAAGATTTAACAGTATCTTTTGATGAAACTGAAGTAGATGAACTGATGAAAGAATTCAAACCTACACCAGAAACATATCTTATGCCATTCGGCAAACATAAGGGAGAACCACTCTCTGAAATTCCAGATAGTTATTTAGGATGGTTGAATGATCAGAATCCATCAGAACCTCTGAAAACACTACTTGCTGAAGCTTTAGGCATTAGCGGAAGCATCTTTGAAGAGGAGGAATGAGATGGAAACACGAACAACATTATGCCAGTGCACTCGTTGTGCTTCAGTGTTTGAATGGAATGAAAGAAAAAATAATAGATGTCCAGAATGCAAAGGCATATATACAGTTATTAGATTCGCTAACCCGTCAGATGAAGAATATTTAGATAGAGTTAGCATGAGATTTAGTGAATAAGTCGTTCAATCATGAACGCTTATCAATATACCAAACAATATTATTTATAAGAGGAGACAATATTCATGAGTGAAAAAACAAATTTAAGACAGGCAGACACAAAAGTAGAAGTAGTTGGTATTGTAAGCGAAAACACACTGGAAGAGTCAGTAAGAGATGGTAAAAAAGTTATTAGCGGTGACATTACAGTACAGACAGGAGACATTAACTTTGTAACATTTAGAGTGTATATCAATGAGAAAAAGAATGACGGCACAGATAATGGCTATTATGCAGGCATTGAAACTGTAATGAGAGAATATCAGTCTATTGCTAAAGTTGGTAAAGACGCAGCTACAAGAGTAACTGTTACAGATGGTCAAATCAGACCTCGTTCTTACGTTGGAAAAGATAAACAGGTACATGTAGGTATTTCTTATCAGACAATGATTTTTAAGCGTTATGATGGAACCCCAGAGAAATTCGAGCCTCGTGCTTGGTTTGAAGTAGAAATGGCAATTGCTTCTATTACTCCAGAACTTTATACATCTGGTGAGAATAAAGGTGAAGAAACAGGCCGAGCTATCGTAAAAGGATGGGTGCCTACATACGCAGGAATTGAGCCAATGACCTTATATGCTCCAGCAGAAGATGGAATTGCAGAAGCAATTTTAGATGATTATGCACCAAATCAGACTGTTAAGTTCTATGGTGATATTGTAAATAGTCGTGCAGAAATCACAAAAGAAATTCCTGTAAAAATTGGTAAACCAAGATTTGAGAAGAAAACGATCTATAAAAATGAAATGATTATTACAAATGCTTCTGATGCTTATGGTGAGGATAGTGAAACACCAACTCCAGAACCATATGACATTGGTGCAATTTCTCAGGCAATTACTGATAGAGAAGTTCGCTTAGAGGAAGAGAAAGCAAAAGCTAAACAGCCAGAGACAGCAACTTCTGCCGCAACAACTAAAGCTAGACCAAAACTTCCTAATTTTTAATCTATAAACAAGTTTGTAAAAATATAAATAGTAAAATTAAAGGAGATTACATATGACAGATAGTATTTTTGAACCAGAAGTAAGCGTTGTAGCACATGGCCTTGAAGGAAAAGTAATTATGCTTTATGGCACAAACAATACGGGAAAAACTTATAATTGCGCAAAGATGAAGAATGCTTTGTTCTTCATGTGTGAGAATGGTTTAGGTGCTCAGGCAGGAGTTAAACATAAAATGATTAACAACTGGAGAATGTTCACTAAGTACATCAAAGAACTTACTGATCCTAAAACAGTAGAAAGAGCTAAAGAGATTTATTCCACTATTGTTATTGATGAAGTATATGCTTCCTCTCTGTTTTGCCAGAAATTCGTATGTGACACATATGGTGGAGGATGCATTTCTCTTGGAGCCAATGAAAACAGCAAAGTAAATCTTTATCAGATTTATGAACGTATTTATTGGGAACAGATTCAGAAATTAGTAACTTCCGGGTATACAGTGGTATTCGTTGCACATGCAGACGAAAAAGATGGCTTTATTCAGCCTAAGGGAGACAAGCGCTGTATTAAACCAATTGTAGATAATTGTGACGTAGTGGCTTACCTTGAGCCAAATGGCGTAGATGAAGATGGACATGTAATTAAATCTTCTGCTTATTTTGCACAGACAGATAAGTTCTTCGCTCGTTCAAGATATGATTTCATGGTAACTAAAATTGAAGAGTTTACAGCAGATAATTTAGAGAAAGCAATTTCTGATGCAATCACTAAACAGGAAGAAGCTGACGGTATTAAATCAGTATCCTATGATGAGCAGCAGTCTATGTATGAAGAAAAAGAAACAATGTCCTTTGAACAGCTTCAGGAAGAGATTGCCCTTTGGGGAGGTAAACTAGCTGCCTCAGATCATATGGAAACATTGACAGATATTGTAGAGCAGACTCTTGGTGTCGGGAAGAAAGTATCTCAGTGTACTAAAAAGCAGACTGAGGCTATGAGTATTATTCTCGAAGACATTAAGGATGCTTGTGCTGAATTAGGAGTGGCGTAATGCCAAGGGCAATGTACATTTGCCCGGTATGTCATAAAAATGTACTTGCTTCGAAAGCTATTCATATAAAAACCAGATACTATCATAAAGCTTGTCTTGATAAAAAAATCAAGAAAGAAAAAGAAAAGATTGACAATGATAAACTGACGAAGAAGCAAAGGGAACAATATGAGAGAGCGCTGAAACAAAGTGCTCTCCCTGAAATCCCTGAAGCAGTTCCAGAAAGTGAAGCCCAGGCAGCAGAAAAATTCTTTAGTAAAGTGGAGCAAATACAGGGTAAATGCACAGCGAAAAGTTCAGCAATGGCTTATAAATACAAAAAAATGTATGAAGGATTTACTTGGGAAGGAATGGAACAGACTTTAGAATATTGTTTTTCTATAGTTGGATTAGAAGCCAGGAAAGATGAAGATAGTGACATTGTTGGATTAATTCCTTGGTATTATGACCAAGCTCAGGCATTTTATGCACAGCTAGACAGTATAGAGCCTTCAAAAGTAGATTTGGATAAGATTTATAAAAAGAAGCATATAAAAGTATCGCCTAAAAAGAAAAATGTAGATTTGATTGATATAAGCAAAATAGGGGAGTGAATATGTTAATTGACAAACACGCCACTCTTCAATGTTTAGGATGTATTATGAAGAAACCTTCCCTTTTGGAAGAATACACACTTACACAGTATGACTTTGAAGAAGAACAATTTTACGCAATATTATTTTCATGTGTGTATAATCTCTACAACCAAGGGGTAGAGATTATAGATACATTTGCTATAGATAGTTTTCTTTCAAGATATGAGAAACAATATAAAATTTTCAACGATAATCAAGGAATTGATTATTGTGACGATGCCATTCGTTTGGCTGAATTGGAAAATTTTAGTTACTACCTGGAACGTTTGAAGAAATTTAGTCTTTTAAGATACTGGGATTCATGTGGAGTAGACATAAGGAACATCTATGATCAAACAATCATTGATCCTAGCAGACAAGAACAGCAAGCAGCTAAATTAGATGCAACTTCAATAAATGATATGATTCTGGAAGAAGAGGATCTGCTCATTACGAAAGCAAAAATGCTCTATGGAATGGATTCTTCGAGAAGGGGTCAGCTTGCCGGTAAGGGAATGAAAGAACTGAAAGAAAGATTGAAAGAAGAACCAGAGTTTGGAATACCTTTACAGAGCCCTATGATGACTACTATTGCTAGAGGGGCGAGACTTAAAAAGGTCTATCTTCGTTCTGCTGATTCTGGTGGAGGAAAGACAAGGACTGCATTGGCAGATATCTGTAATATTTCAATCCCTTATTTCTATGATACAGATAAAAAAGAATGGATTTACACTGGGTGTGAGGAACCATCTCTATTCATCTCTACTGAGTTAGAGGAAGACGAAGTACAGACTATCATTATGGCATACGTTTCCGGAGTACCAGAGAACAAGATTCTTGATGGAGACTATGAAGGAGATGAAGAAGAACGAGTAGATAAAGCTATTGAATATATTGCTACTTATCCTTTATATATAGAAATTATTAATGATTTTGGTATAGAAGATATATCAAATATCATTAAAACTTATAAGAGAGAAAAAGGATGTCATTATTTCGTATTCGATTATATACATATGTCAGCTAAATTAATTGCTGAAGTTGCTTCTATGAGTAAAGGAATGAAATTGAGAGAAGATCAGACTTTGTTCTTATTCATGGACACTCTTAAGAATTTGGCTATGAAATTGGATATCTTTATTCTAACAATGACTCAGTTAAATGGTACATACAAAGATAGTCAGATTAAAGACGAAACAATGTTAAGAGGTGCAAAATCTCTAGCAGATAGAATTGACTTAGGTGAAATTTCACTGAGGCCAACAAGTGCAGAGTTAGAGTGTGTAAAGAAACTTATGCACAATATGTATGGAGTACCGATACCGAACCTTGTAAGACACATATATAAAGTACGAAGAGGAAAACTGACAAAAATCCGTTTATGGCAATATGCTGATCTCTCTACTGGTAGAACTAAAGATTTATTTATTACAGACAACTATTATAACCTGATCGAAACTGAAGTGGCTGTAGCTCAAATTGAGAAAGTAATTGAGGAACATTCTGAGAGCCTTGATGATATCCAGATTACTGATGATGAGCAACAAGAAGCTACGAGTACTTTATTGGGATCAATGCCATTTGATTTTTAGGTGTACTGATGCCTTACTATGATAAAAATGCAATATTAAAGGCTCTTACAAAGGAACAGGTAATCAAGATAGTTACCGATTTAGGATCAAAAGGATATAGAACAGACTCATCTGGGAATCTTATCTTTCAAACAATCTGTCATGGTGGCGATAGTTATAAGCTTTATTACTATCATGAACCTACAGATCAGTATTCTGGAAGAACATTTCATTGCTACACCTCATGTAGCGAATCATTCTCTATTTTTGAATTAGTAATCAGAGCTAAAAGAGTACAAGGGATTACTTATACTTGGTATCAGGCGGTATCTTATGTTGCTAATCAAATAGATATGAAAGCTGTTGAACATATTGAGAGACCAAAACATATATGTGATATGTCGTGGCTCAAGAAGTTTGGGAAAAACAAATCTACAGACATTATAGACTGTGAACCTATAGATGAGCATGTATTAGAAATGTTTGAATATACTCCTCATGAAGTGTTTTTAAACGACCATATTTCCAGAGAGACGTTATCTACATTTGAAATATCTTATTGGGGTAATACAAATCAAATAGTTATTCCTCATAGAGATAGACATCAAAATCTTATTGGTATAAGAGGAAGATATCTCGATGAAGAAGACGTAGAGAACATTGGAAAATATGTACCTCTTAATATAGAAGGAAAATTTCTAAGCCACAAGTTATCACATAATCTTTATGGTATTCATATTAACCAGAATAAGATTAAGACTTGTAGGAAATGTTTACTACTTGAGTCTGAGAAAGGAGTTATGCAAAATCATTCGTATTTTGGTGATGATGACTTTTCTTTAGCTGTATGTGGCAGTGAAATTTCAGATGAACAAATCAAATTGCTACTCGATTATTTGAAGATAGAAGAATTAATTCTTGGTTTTGACAAAGAATATAAGGATCCGTATGGATGGGACGGTGAGCTGTACAAAAATAAATTATTTAAGAAAATACGTCCGATTATTCCATATTGTAAAGTATCAATCTTATGGGATAAAGATGGGGTATTAGATTATAAGGACGCGCCTACAGATAAAGGCAAAGAAACATTATTAAAACTGCTTGACAACAAAGTAGAAATAACTATGGAAGATATCACGTTGGAGGGAACGTATTATGTATAGAAAGGCATTAATTGACTGAAATCAGTCAGAAAATCCGACAAGTAACTGAGGAGGATAAGGGACTGCCTTATCTCTCCTACAGTAAAGAGAGTAACTTTGATCACTGTCCACTGAGTCACAAATTAAAATATGTAGACAAAAACTTTTCAAAGAAATCGTCTCTTCCTATGGAAATTGGTTCTATTTTACATAAGGCATTAGAGCTTAAAGGAAGAATGATAATGGAAGGTAAGACAGTAGATTATGACTATCTTAAAAGCATTACAGAAGAGGGCTATTTAGAGACTGATGAGAAGTCGGATAATCACATTCTCGGTATAAAAGACCTCAAAAAGAAATATTTTGATGAGTTTTTTACTGCTGATAGTAAGTCAGGTATGAACTATTCAGAAAAGATGGATATCTTTTATAACAAAGTATTGCCATCTAGGATTGATAGTAAAGAGTGGACTCCCGTAGCAGTAGAACAGAGATTTGAATTTGTATATGACGACAGAGTTATTATACATGGTTTTATTGATAGAGTGGATAAGAATGCAAAAGAGCAGCTAAGGATTACTGACTATAAATCCTCAAAGGCCGTGTTTAGAGATGCAGATATAAAAACACCTATGCAACATGTAATTTATGATCTGGCATGTATTCATTTATATGGACAGCCTGCAACAGACCATGTGTATGATTTTATTCTTATAGATGCTATTCAAGGAGCTGACGAAGGTGTATGTACCAAAGGCTATCTTAACAGAGGAATTAAGAAACTGGACAAGGTGTTAAATGAAATGGATGAAATGGAAATTAAAGGCGAGTATCCTCCCAAACCAACTCCATTATGCTACTGGTGTCCATTCCACAGCACTTCCCCAAATGCTGATCCTAAGTTTTCTGGTCTATGTCAGTATCATAGCTTATGGACACCTGAGAAAAAATCATTTGCAGTACTTAATCCTTATGGACAAGAAATAAAGAAAGAAACTAAGAGAAAGTTGGTGTTCTAGTGAGAATAGAGACACATGCGCATACAGAATTTAGTCAGCTTCGTATGTTGGACTGCATCGTAAAAGTACCTCAATTAATAAAACAAGCTGCATCTCTTGGACTTTCAGGAGTTGCTATCACTGACCATGAGTCTGTATCTGGTCATGTGAGATTTATTCAAACAATTAAATCCATGAAGTCTTCCGGTGAACTGCCGGAAGATTTCAAAGGAATACTTGGTAATGAAATATATTTAGTTGACAAATTAAATATATCAGAAGATGGAAAGAAGTCTTGTGATTCTCCATTTTATCATTATATTCTTCTGGCTAAAGATGAAATAGGGCATAAGCAGTTAAGAGAACTTAGTTCATTAGCATGGGATAACAGTTTTTATACAGGAAGGATGGAACGTGTTCCTACATTGAAAAGTGATCTGGAACATGTAGTTAAATCTAATCCTGGACATCTGATTTCAACGACGGCATGTTTAGGAGGAGAATTAGGCAAGTCTCTATTAGCAGGAGAAAATTATATGGATTTTCTTCTCTGGAACCAGCAGTTATTTGGTAAAGATTTTTACTTGGAAATGCAACCGGGACTGTCAGAAGAACAGATAAAGTTGAATCGAGAGATTGTAAAATTAAAGCATCAATTAGGAATAAAAGCTACTATTGCCTGTGATGTTCACTATTTGAAACAAGAGGATAGAGAAATTCATGCTGCTTATCTTAATAGTCGCGATGATGAAGAAAGAGAGTTAGGTGATTTCTATGAATCAACTTGGATGATGACCAATGAGCAAATTCATCAGAGGATGGATTATCTTGGGTATGAAGAAGTGGAAGATGCATTGAAGTGTTCTCTGGAGATTGGTGAGAAGGTTGAAGAGTATGATTTGTATTGTCCAACTATTGTTCCTGGAGCTGACATCCCTGATTTTGAGTTAAGTGATTTCTTTGGCAATTATTATGATCGCTATGAATACATATCTAAATTCGCTCATAGTGATAATGTTTATGATAGATATTTATTAAAACTGATAGAAGATGGATATTATGAAAAGATTCCTTATACTACTTTCGGTAAAGTAAAATTTTTTGAGACTTTAGATAGAATTGAAGTTGAATTAAAAGAAATGTGGCTTGTTACTGAAAAGCTTGGTACAAGTATTTCTTCCTATTATATATCAACACTTGAGTTGGTTAATATTATGTGGGAAGAAGGAGATTCTTTAGTGGGTGTAGCCAGAGGTTCAGTAACAGGAATGTTTACAATGTATCTCATTGGCATTACTCAGATGAATCCTTTACAGTGGGGACTGCCT